CTTGACAAACTTGTCCGATATTCAAAAAACTCTTGCACGTACTTATATTAAAGAATGCAATTTAAATGAGAGTTATTTTGACTTTAATGTGTTTGACCGTACAAAAGCACATAAACGGTTGCAACGTATACAATACGGCACACATTCAAAAACGGGCTTGATAACAAGACCGCTTGACCCTGCAATCACTTATGACGAATTGCTCGAAGAGATAACAAGCAACAAAAGAAAACCCGTTGAGTTTGATTTCAATGAGTATGTCGCACCCGCAGGTTTCACAAATATGTTGAATAAGCTTGACAATGAGATTGAATTTAAAAAAAGGGAACGTCGAAAACGTCTTGCGAAACAAAACCGTGAGAGGCGTCTTGAATTAAAGAAACGGTACGGTGAGAACTTCAAGTCTTTTAATGAAATTGACTTGCGTGATATTGCGGGCGCATATGGTATTGACGGCAAGCATGACGGTGAAAAGATAATTTGCAAGTGTCCTTTTCATAATGACTCGCACCCGTCCGCCGTTGTATATCCGCAAAGGTTCTATTGTAGCACCTGCGCAATATCATTGAATTATTATGAGTTTATTTCACGGCTTGCAGGTACAACGGACAAAGACGAAATAATTGAAATTGCACGGGGGTTCTTATAGTGCATTATACTGCAACCCCCTTTTTATTTTCACATGACAAGACATTTGAGGCGTGCAAATCCTTTGAGGGTTCTTTGAAATATTGCACCGTCTTGTTTCAATCATTTACAAATTACAAAGTGAGGTGTATGAGATGACCGAAAAACCGAAACAAAAAAAGAAAAAGTATGAACCGCCGACAATTACGTCTCACAATCCAACTCATGAGATACGTTCATATTTTATTGACTCTTTAATCGAAATGAATGAGTATTTAAAGCAACGAGAAATGACGGGGCAGATAAGAGACAAACAAAAAGAAAAAATACGCACGGACAGAATAAGAGCACGGGCAAATGTATGCAACATCGGTTTGCGTGCATTGAAAGACAGACAGCTTGACGAATACGCAAGAGAGCTTGCAGAACTCAAAAGGGGCTTGATGTTGAACACGGGCAATGATGACGTCATTGTCATTTCACCCGATAAGGTGCACGAAATTGAAGAGCTCGCATATAAGTTTGACGAATTGAAAAATAGCGAGGTGTTAGACGATGGCAATTAAAAGCAAGGAAGTGTTGAAAGGTTTGAGCAAAGACAAGCTCAAACAACTCATTTTCTATTTGACAAAACGCTATTATGAAGCGTACAAAACGGGTGATGTTGAAGCGTATGACAAAGCAATTGAGCAATTGTTTTTCATTTTTCAAGAGTACAATGACAAATACGTCAATTTGCAAGGTTTCATGTGTTATTGTTTGTATTTGAACGCAAATGTTGAATTAATGAACGCAAATGACAAGCAGGTGTTTGCGCTTGACCCTTTGTTTAAAATGGACTTGCTCGACGAAGATGTTGAAGAGTTACCGTTTGATATTAAGAACATTTTTAATAAACAGAGAATAAGGGAGAGGTACAATGAAAAAAGAACTCGTGCGCTTATTGAGTAAACTCGACGAGCAAGACGTTGCAGACATGACGCTTGACTTATATGAGTTTTATTATAATTTCATTGCTTTGCGTTATAAGGATTATGTTGACGCCCCGCATATCCGTGAGCTTGCAGACCTGCTCATGAGTTTGTATTTGAATGAGACAAGCAAGCATTTGTGCGTGAGCATACCGCCTCGACATTCAAAGAGCTCAATCATGACAATTGCGTTCCCTTTGTGGCTTATATTTCATGACCCCGACATGCACATTCTCATTGTTAATGCAGAGGCAACCTTGAGCGAAAATTTCGGAATACGTTTGCGAGAGTTTGTGAAAGAGTACGGCGCAATATTTGACGTGCATGTGTCAGATGTCAAACACTCAAGCACACATTTGAAGTTTGAGGACAGCAAAGGCAACTTGCACAAGGGTTCAATAAGACTCACGGGTGCGAATGGTAGTATAACGGGTCAAGACGCCGACATTCTCATTCTCGACGATATATACAAGGGTTTTTCGGATATAACCCCGACATTGCTCGAGAAAAAAATTGAATGGTATAAAACAATGATATTGCAACGTAAAGAACCCGACTCAAAGCTCATGATATTGCATACAAGGTGGGCAAGCAACGATTTAATCGGTTATTTGCAAGAGAACTCACCCGACAAGTATGAGTTTTTCTCATATCCTGCAATTAAAGAGGACGGCTCGCCATTATGGGCGGAACGTTACACAATCGAGTTTTTAAAAAGTCAACTTGAAGAGATGGGCGAGCGCTTGTTTTCGTGCATATTTCAACAAAGACCGCTTGATGAGACGGGCTCGTTCTTTAACATTGAGCATTTTGTCTTTCATGACGAACCCTTTGAAGCTTACGGTCAAATCTTTTTAATTTGTCGTTCGTGGGATTTGGCGTACAGTGATGAGAGCAAAGGACAAATAAACGACTCAACGGCAGGGGTTAAGATGATATTGACCGACTCGGGTGAGTTTCACATAATAGACTTACAATTCGGACAGTATGGCGAGGGCTTAAAAGACAAATTGCTTGAGGTTGCAAAGAGCGACGGCACAGACACACAAATCTTGATTGAGAGCGGAACGGTCGGGGGCGCTTCAAAATTTCTCTTTAGAGAATATCAAAAGCAATTATGGGGTTATATCACATACCAAAGCGAACCCGTCGGCTCAAAGGTTGACCGAGCAACACCGTTGCGTCAAGCAATCCTTGACAACAAAATACATGTGCACTTGAGCAATGAATATGTGAGAGGCGAATTTATCAAACAGTTTCGCTCGTTCCCTCTCGGAAAACACGACGACATCGTCGACGCTTGCTCATACGGGTTCAATTGGCTCAATCAATTCGCACCGTATAATAATGTATATGGCACGGGCAAAGCAACGTATACGACAAGAATAGGTGGGCACAAGTAATAATAAGACGAAACGATGTTGAATACGGCGTCTTTTTTTCAAATTTTGAAACTCGCAAATTTGGATCGATTTTTGCCGTTTTCAAAATTTTTTCTCTTTTTCGCCCGTTTGCTCAATCTGAACTTGTGCGCCCGTGTATGTTTCAACAATCTTTGCAGGGGTGTTCATGCTTTTTCTCTTTTTAAATTCGTCGAGCGCTTGCAAATGTCCTTTGACAAATGGCTTGATGTAGAACGGCACACGCTCGCAGTCATTCAAATCGCTCATGTCTTGCGCATGTTCATTCGCAAGCAATTTCAAAAAACTTGAGCGTATTTCGTCAACTTCAACATGATGTCTCTCATTAATTTCGTTGACTTCAATGAGGTGCTCTTGTTTAATCTGCGCACTAGCTTGTTTTAATTGGTCGATGTCATATTCGTGTTGTTTTCGTAGTGCCTGCAATTCATTTGAATGCTCATGTTGAATTGTCTCGAGCTCTTCATGATGTTGTTTTTGCAGGTTGACGACTTCGTCTTTGTGGGCTTGTTTCATTGAGAGCATTTCACCTCTTAATTTATCACGTGCATTGCCGTTTGCTTTAACCGAATTAAACAAGTGCTCGTTTGCGTCCTCAAGCTTGCGAGTATAATGAGAGCGCATGTTTTTGAGCTGTTCTTTGTGGTCTTTATCTATAGCAAGCAATTGTTTTTCGTGGGTTTCGTTTAATTCGTCAAGCTCACATTGATGTTGTTTTTCGAGTTTGCGGTTTTCAAGCATGATGTTGAACTCTTCGTCTTTATGTCCTCGCTCATATTCGTCAACCTTGTCTTGAAGTCGTTTTATTTCATTGTTTTGTTGTTTTATTCGAGCGGTTAATGTTTCGACATGTTCTTTCATTGAGTCTTGCTTATGTTGTAGCGCTTCAAATTCATGTGCATGCAGGACAAAGACTTGACATTCAAGACGCTTTGACCCTTGAGAGTTTGTGCCCTCAACAAACAAGCTCTCGTCAACATTGTCATTCTTTGTGAAATCCTGCAAACGATATTGCAATTTATTGTCTTTATTTTTCACCTTATACATTGTTTTTTCATACATGTTCGTTCACCCTTTGAGAGTCATGACCGCAGTCATGACAACGTCAATTTGCATGTTGTATTGTTTGTCAATTGTAGCATATGAACATGACTCAAGTCATGACCCTTGCAGGTGTTGAAATCCTGCAAAGTTACACTTGCAAAAGGGTGCGAAAAAAAGGGCTTTTTTACACTTGAAAAAGTCAAATTGCAAATGACCCTTAAAATGCTTTAAATCGCAAAAGGAGAAAGCACCCGAAAAACGCCTCGAAATTTTGTGCATGCAAATGAAGAGTTTGACTCATAATTTTAATACTTATGACGTGCACCCCTCGTTAAATTAAACGTCAATGTCATTAAATTAAACGACTTGAAAAAAATATTTTTCTTTCGTAGCACATATAGATGTCTCACGAAAAATTTACTTTCACCCCCTCAAAAACGCCTCTCGAGTGTTATTTCAAGTGTAAAATTATTTTGAACGAGAGCACCCCGTTGACTCAACGGCAACACGTCAAAGAGTTTCACGTGTCAAACTCGAATTTACAAAGAGTTATTTTTTACACTTGAACATGTTCTTTTTTTCTTTATTTTCTCGATTTGACCCCCTAACTCTCGAGAAATCAACTCAAACTCAATTTTAAAGAGGTTTTGAAAAATGGTGTTTTTTAGTCGAGTTATATTTCAAGTGTAACATTTGCGGTTACAAAGTGTAAAGTCATGACTAGAGTCATGACCCTCAAGACCATTGCAAGACACGGTCATGACTAAAGTCATGAACCTGCAAAAATTACATCATGCACAAAAACTCGAAGATGTTGACAAGGTGCATGCAAGATTGACATGAGCATGTTGAACTCACCTGCGGGAACATTCACCCCGAACATTATTGTCGCAGGTGAGAAAAAGTGCACGGTTTCATGTAAGTGTTGACCCTGCAAACAGCATGTCGAACATTCATGTTGTATAATTTAAAACGAGTATGCGTGCAAAATGCACGGCTTGAAAACTAGTGTTTTATAATGTCGTCTAATACAAAGCAAACATCACTTTTATTGCGGTTGCGGTCAAAATAGTCTTGAATGTCCGCAGGTATTGGAACGCCCCGCAATTTATACATCTTCAACATGCAGGCAATCTCAATGAATTGCTCAAGCTCTTTGTCGTTTGCAAATTTCATGTGCACCGTCTCAATAATATAATAAGTTTAAAGAGCATGTGCATTGTAACACACCCGCCCGTCTCATTAAATTGCAAAGGTGAGAAACAAGCTAGTGTTTGCCCGCTACAATACACACGCATGAAGTCATTTATCTTGCAGACATTCAAAACCCTGCAATGATTGGAACGCCTGCAAATCCTCGCAAACATTGAGCAATTGCGACCTTGCTCAATGCGGTTGTTTGCTTTTTTTAGTAACATGTCGCCCTTGCAGGAACGACACAAACATGTTTGTTGCGCTTATTATATTTACTTTTTCTTTAGTTATTGAGAGGCATTGCAATGTGCGTTCATTGATTGCAGGACAATTCAACATGCTTTTGTCAATTGCTTGCTTTAAATCGAGATTTGAAAATTCGTGAAAATATCTTGAACGAGCATTGCTTGTTTTCAACATACTCGTCTATTAAATCCAGATTGACCCGCACGTCAATGCAAACGTCATGTCTTAAATAGCTAGACAAGAGAGCATGTTGAATATTGCCTCACGTTAAAACAAATTAACTTGAAAGTGTTTAACATGTGCATGTTGTAGTGTTTCACAAACGGGTTGCATATAATCCGCTGCGGATATAATGGGGCGTTTTTTCATATGTGCATGTTGAATTGCACATCTTTGCGGGCTTTTTTGTTGAGGTGTTTTGTGTTGTCTCACCCTCTCATGTAACATATGCGGTTACAAAATGTAACCTTTATATATGGACGGTTGACAAATTGATGAACATCAATTGCAAAGGTGAATTAAAATGTACAACAAAGAAACTTTAAACAAATGGAACATGACCGCAGACGAATGCGACAAAGCGGTTCGCAAAATAACCGTCAAAGGTTACCGCTTAACCTACGACGAAAAAGAAGAGCTCTTATTTTTCTTTGAAGAGGGCATGATTGCAAGAGACGACCATGACGCAATTGTTGAACACATCGAGTTTTCACGCAAACTCGCTCAAGAATGGGAAGAGGACAAAAAACTCGTGCGTGAGTTTGTCAAAGAATGGAGACGTCTCGAGCGCAAATATGATTGCTTTGAGTACGAAAACAAGACTCTTGACGAACTTGTCGAAATGTGGCTCGACAATTACTTTGAGCTTTACTTTATAGGCGAATACGTCGACCAAATCAAATATTACGGCGCAAAAGAGTTTGCACAAGTTTATTGCTACAACGTGGGCATTTGCCCCGACAATGAGGTGTCAATGTGGGCTTAAACGCTCACATTCTACTTTTTGAGGTGATTTAAATGAGCATACATGTTTTTGACTTCGAGCTATTAAGAGGCGCAACCGAAAACTCACACGTCAAAGTCATTAAAGACGGCGTTGAGCAATCAATCCACGCATTGACAACCGACAAAGACGGCAACGTCTTGCTTATACTTCAAAACGACAAAGGGGGTGAATTATAATGTATATTGACGACGCAACCGAAAGAGACAACCTCTTGCTTGCGAGAGACCCTGCAACAATCAAAGACCCGCAGATGTTGAAACGTTACTACGAATTAAGAGACATGCAAGACGAATAAGTCTTGCACATTTACTTTTTTGAGGTGAAAACTTATGTTTAAAGACGACAAAGAAAAAACCCGCTTTTATTACATGGCAAAAGAAATTGCGGAACTCATAGACATACACATTGACGAGATTGAAGAGCTCAAAGGTCATTATAGCGTTGATGTCTCATATATCTCAACAGACGACAAAAAAAGGTGCGTTTGCATTGACACCGAATACATCGACGAAGATGACGGCAAACGCTACGTCATGCACGAAGATATTGACGGATATGACGGAACATTCATGTATTTTGCAAAGCTGTTTTATATGTGGCTTTCAACATTCGCTTGCACTTTTGAGCATGGCGTTGAATTTAGCGGGAACGTCTAAACGTTCCCCTTTAGTATTGGAGGCGTTACAATATGGCAGACAATAAAACAGCACTTGAGAGCATGTTGAACTTATGCGACAAGCTACAACGCAAAGAGCTTGACTTTATCACATTTGTTGACAGATTTGAGAAAATATGCTTTAATTACGTAAGCACCGACGGGGTGAGAAACTTTGCCGACGGTTACCGTGAGGCGAGCGTGTCAACACTCATGAAATACGTTTTAAGAGCATACGACGGCGACAAAAAAGCATTGCGTCGTCTTGAGGTTGACTTATACATTGAAGATTACGACTTGAGCAATGACATTCGAGTCATACACATTTTAAAGGACGTGGAATAAATGGCACAAACTATATTTGAACGAATGGGCATTAATTTGCCCGATTTATACGCACAAGAGAACGTTGAGAACCCTATTGCTTATGCGCATTTCTCACACCCTAGCGGGTGGCATTGGTATGTTACAGAGGGCAGACTTGAAGATGACGGCGACATGTTGCTTTTCGGACTTGTTAACGGTTACGAAAAAGAAATCGGCTACTTTACACTTAAAGAGCTTGCAAGCGTGGGCGCAGGGCTTGACATTGAATTTGAACCCGTCGGAATATTCGACATTTATGAAGACTTTGACTTGCGCAGGTGAACACAAAATGACAAATGAGCATGTTGAACGCAACAAAGCACTTGAAGAACGTCTCGAGCGTTTCGTTAAAGAGCGGGGCATGTTCCCTCTCTATATTCTCGGCGACACTTTGCTTATAAACAATTTGCTTGATATTATTGAAGAGCAAGAGCGCAAAAGCAAGACTAATGAGACACAAGAGCATGTTGAACTTAACGAGAAAACAAGAGCACGTTTTGACAAAAGGGTTGAGAGAGGGGCGTTCCCTCTTCACCTTGCTTGCAAAACTAAAGAAGATTTAATAAACGCATTATTAAATGAAATTGAGCGTCTTGAGGACAAATGCGAAAGACTAAAGGCGCAAGCAGACCTTGAACGTGAGAGGTGTTGAACATGCGTTGTTTTCGCTTTAGAATACTAAAAGACGACCGTCAAATATTAACAAATTGGATAAACGCCGAAAGCAGAGAGGACGCAATGCAAAAGCTACAACGTGAGCATGTTGAATGTGAAATCCGCTTGACTGAAGTTTTCGGTAATAATTGGAGGTGCTAGACAATGGCAGACACTGAAAGACCATATTTAAAACAAATACGTATAAGCAAAGACGTTTGCGACAGATTAGACAAACGCAAAGCAAAGGGCGACTCATACACCGATGTTGTCAAAGCATTACTTGTTGAAAATGCAAGACTCAAAAACAGATGTGAAGAGCTAGAACATGACAAAGAGTACTTGACAATTGTCTCAAAAGCAATTGCGGTTCAAATGGCACTTGACAACCCCGACATTTATGAGTCAATCAAACTCGAAAAACTAGGCGTGAGAACATCACCGCTTGACAAGTGAGGGCATGTTGAACATGTGCTCTCAACTTTTTCTCTTTTTCACTAGCTATTTTCACCCTCGTTTTATCAAACTTGCATATGTGCAAATTAAACTTGCACATGTAAAGTGCCCGAATTATTCAACATACTTTCGTTTATTTGAAAGCACTTGTTTTTTTCAAACTCAAAGTCTTGTTAAATGTAGACCATGCAAGCGAAATTTGAGAGACTTTGTTGAATTGGTATTGCAGGGGGTCGAAGAGCTGAAGAGCAAAAGGGGGTGAATGTTGAACATGTGTTGCAGGAACTTGAACTCACCTGCAATGACGGTGAGCATGTTGAATTGTTGACGCCATGTTGCCATGATGACGGCATAATTTATATATGACGAGCAACAAACGTTTACGTGTTCAAGAGGTGAAACAATCATGACAGACAAACCCCGTGAAAAAAAGAAAACATATAGACTCGACGATGAGCTCGCTTATGAGTTAGAATTGCACGCAGTAAAACAACGCACAAGTGAGGTTGAACTCGTGAGACGCTACATTCGGGAGGGTTTGCACCGTGATAAAGGACAAACAACTCTTGACGACTGAAAAAACAAAAGGAGAAAATGCAAAAAGAAAATCAATAAAAACAAGCAAAAACAATTGAGAGCAAGTGCGATTGCCCTCAATCAAAGTTTGTACAATCTTATTTTGATTTAACGATTATATAAACTTTGTTTGTGTATGTCTCACGTTTTGATGTATGTTTTTGACATTATACACAACCGCCCCTTGTGTTGTGGTGGTATTCTAGAACATACACAAAACCGCATGATGTTGTGTATGTAGTGCGAAGTATACACAACACGGTGAGGGCTGACACAAAGGTGAACTTTTATTGATTTAATCTTGAATTTAAAGAGGTTAAACAATGAGCGAGAAAATAAGAGTCAACATTTACGTTGACAAACACGCATGGGAAGAGTTACCGAAATATATCTCATGCAGTCGGTCAAATTGGATACATGAGCAAGTCATGAAAAAGGTTTCTCAACATGACGACGTCGCAGAACTCGAAAGACAAATTAAAGAAATCAACGAGCTTGTCAAGACATTACAATTTGACAAAGACGAACTCGAAAACAAACGAAACGAAATTTTAAACGAAAGAAAACGCAACGAGCAAGACTTTGAAGTGATAAACAACGCAATGAACACCGTGAGGAAAGTCAACAACAATCAAGGATATGTTGAAAAAACACGGGTTGAATTTTGGGCAAATAAATTCAACATAAGCTTTGATGTCTTGAAACGTCAAATTGAAAAAGAAAACATCGAAATAAAAGACATCAAGCAAAGAGACGACACCGACACGAATGAGGCGCAACCGTATTGATTACGAAGTCGCACTCGTTCAAGTGTAAATCCTGCGCAGATATAGGCGGGGGGCTTTGTGTATAATACACAATTTGTGTATGTTGTGTATGTTGACCCCCGTTTTTTATTATTATTATTTTATTGTTAAAAAAGAAAGAAAGAAAGAAAGAAAGAAACACGACAAAAACGTGAAAAAATAAAGTGATTACATGATAAAACGACAAATAAAACTCGAACGTTCACCATTCATGAAAACAAGAGATATGACCGCCCCGCAAGGTTCTGTTAACCTGCAAGCGCAAGTTTCACAAGACGTGTTTGATGACTTCATGTTGTATGCTCGACAATACAATGAAGAGCACCCGCAACCGAATACGAAAGACCCTTTAAATAACAAAGCAAACCCCCTCAAACATATTGTCAATGAGTTTCTCAACATGCACGCTTTTGAACGCAAGTGTTTTGATGATTTATACGTCATAATGGCTTGCAATCCTATTGACTTTAACAAAGACGCAGGCATTCACCCCGATGTTGACGGTGCAATCATTGGCTTTGTTGACACCCCCGAGAAATTCACAAAGTTTCGCCCGTTCCGAGCTGTTCATGACCGTTTCAATAAAAGCAAATTTATTTATGCGCTTGAGGACTTCGACAAAGACACCTTTGACATGTTGAACCTCTCAAGCTTTGACCGTGAGGTCTTATTCGGTATAGAACCGCATTTTTACAATGACTTTGAAGATTTAAAAACAGCTTTAACACGTACTTATGAGTATATTGACTTTGACAATGCACGCATTTGCATGTTTAACCTCAATAATTACTTTGACATACAACAAGACGGCGTATTTGTGAGCAAGCAATCAAAATATGAGCATGACGGCGTTGTTGTACTTATTGACCCCCGTGATATATACAAAAATAACCGTGTAATCCTGCGGGTTAAATGGTCTTACAATGCAGGCGTGCTCACCTGCAAATGTGATGTTGAAGCTTTAGACTTTTTCAATGCAGAGCTTTGCAATGAATTGCCCGAAGCTGTTTATAATGATTATTGGAACATTTCAAGCGGTTTGCTAGATATTAGCGCAAAGTATGAGCTTGATTATAAAAACTCAAATTTGCGCCTCATTATGCTCAAGCAAAAGTTTAAAGAAGAGTTTCTCGAAGAGAGACAACGAAATGCACATCTTAAACAATGGCTTGACGACCACAAACAACTTTAAACTCTTTTTTTACTATTCAACATGCTTTTGTGTATGTTGAATTTACACTCATATTTTTTCTTTATTTTTTCTTTTGTTTTCACTCATTCTCGTCTATAGACCGTCTATATACCAAATGACAAGTGCAAAACGTTTAAATACTTAATACAATAAATATTAAGACAAGCAGATGTTGACCCGTTGCACGTTGTCAATTAACAACGAAAACAAAAACGGGTGCAAACAATGGACGTGATAAAAGAAAAAGAAAACGTAAATTGACAAGGTGAACATGTTGAACTCTCAAATCGCCAAACAAAAGAGCTACAACATGCAAAACCTCGTGAAACGAACTAGAAAACCGAAACAACAATGTGATTGACTAGTCAATTACTATTTTTATTAATCATGTGTTTTAAACATGACGGTCTCTTTCACACGCTCTTGTCTCTTGCGTTTATTCAACATACTCGTTCAAGCAAACAGCATTTGCAAATTTTAACGGTGATAATAATGAAAGACACAAACGCAAATTGTCGCATTAATGCGAAAATATCAAAAGAAAACTATATTGCTATAGATGACTTAATGAAAAAAGGCGAATTAATCTCAATGAAATTAAGCAAAGGCGCAATCCTTGACATTGCACTCTCTTGCATGTTCAACGCCCTGCAACATGAAACACTCGACGGTCTAGCTATTCAACACCTCGAACGCCTTGAAGATATACACATTGACAAAGTCATTGCAGGTGAAAGCGTATGAGTCAACCCGTTTATGTTGTATTCGGTGAAAGCACCTGCAACACCACCGACTCAAAATACACTTACGCAAACGCATTATCTCTTGACATCATGGATAAACTAGGCAATGACTCTCGTTTTCTCGATTGCACTCAAGCGGACGTGTTAAACCTTGCACTCGTTATTTTATACGGGTTTGTTAGACCTCAAGACCACGACCACGTGAGCAAAGCGAAATTGCATGAGTTTATTGAAGATTTCAAAGAGTTTAAAGACTTTGCAATGTTCACAATGAACACTTGCAGACGCAACAATGTTGCATATAACGGCATTATTGACGAATTAATCGCAAAGGAGACAGCAAAATGAGTTTTACAGGACATAGAGCACTTGACGAAGATGATTTTTACACTAGCTTAATGAAAAACCCGCAACCCGTTTCAATTTTAGACGTGGGCGAATTATACGAGGGCGAAAAAGAAGCGCAAAAATACTTTTATATTAAATACATGCTTTGCAACACTACTCAAGAGCAAAGCGTCGCATATAGCGTGAAATACGTTGATGGAACAATCATTGCAACGGAGGGGTCAAAATTATATCCTATTTTGAGTTTCTTGAGCGGACTTGACGACGACGAAATTCACTGCACAAAAAAGGATATTGACGACGCCTTGAAAGACAAGACCTTTAAAATGAAAGCGAAAAAGCAAAAGGGCAAAACTGCATGGTATAAACTCATACCACTCGAAGAGTTAAGCGAGGAGGCTTGAAACCGTGCCGTTTAAAGAAGAAATCTACAACGCAAACGGTGATGTGATTGAAGCTTTGCCGTTCAAGTTTGAAGTCAACCTCGATGAGCTTGACACCTGCAACAATGCTCGCATAATAGTGAAACCCCTTGACCCTCGTGTCGTCATTGCTAGCTATTACTACGAGCACGATGAGAGCGAAATCAACCCGCATGATTTCAAGCGAATTGAAGAGTTTACGGGCAATTACTTTTATAATGACGAAGATGACGAACTCAAAGTCGCCGTGCATAATGGCTTTGATGTTGCCGTGTTCAACATGTGCTCTTTGCTACAGATTGGACGCATACATCTTGACGACTATGTTGAACCCGAAGAGAACGGCTTTGCACCCGTGCATGATAAAGTTTTAACAATTACATTGACCCTTGAAGAGTTTAAACAGCTTGACGGGTTTGTTGCGTGGTGTAAATTCACCCCGCACTTTATCTTATTTAAAGGGCTTGTCATTGGCGCAAATTACATTCATGAAAGTGTCTGCGAGGGTGATGTTGTGCCCGACTTCAGAAGTGAGAAATTGTTGAGAGGTGAGAAATTGTTTTTATTGGATTGAATAGACTTGAACGTTTGACAATCGTCAAAAACGTCAAGTCTAGACCGTGAAAAATAAAGTTAATTAATAATATGACGTTTCATATATATAAACACTTGTTTTTCACGGTTATTTTTATACGACATTATGACAACCGAAAACACAAACTTTGAAGAGATGACCGCAAACGCCGTGTCTCATATAGACGAAACTCTCGACAAAAACACGGAAGAGCAAGAGGGCTCAAATCCTTACAAACTCACTCAAGCATTGCTCAAAGAGGGTTGCATGTATGACGATGACGGCGCATACTTTCATTTTAAAGAGAGGTTTCAACTCGCAGGGGTCGACGAAAACACCGAAAGGTTTGAAACAAAAGACAACATATACATGTTTGTTTCACGAAACCCCGACAAAAAACTCGAATTAAATTTAAAATGGGCACGTAAAACCCCTTACGGTTTCGAGAAAGCACGAGGGTTCAACATTGACTTTTTGCTTGATATAGGCGACGAAAAAGACCTCAAAGCATTAAACAAAAAAGTCTCTTTCAGTGGACGAAAGAACGGCAACCCCGCAAGTGAGGGCACATATGTTGAATTTGTCGAATATTTCACCGACATAATAAGCAACGCAGATTGCCTCGACGTATTCAAAGAAAAAGACTACGTGTTCCCCGAAATAATAGACGAAGAGAACACCGAAGATGTTGAAGAGGTACAACACCCGCAATGCTTTAATGATTACCCCGAAAAAGTACAACATGAAGCTTTGCAGATAATAAACAACGGCTCACTCTTCAATGAAATGCAAAAAAGTATTGCAATAACACATGAGGGGCACGAAACAACCCGAAATGCTTTAATGTTAATGGAGGCAAGCGTATTTGTTGACGACGGCGCTCACGGATTGCTCGGAGGTAAAAGCGGAGGCGGTAAAACAGACCTCGCACTCACATGTGCCTTGAACCTACCTGCAAAGAACGTGCACATCATTTCAAGCAATTCGCCGAAAAACATTTTCTATGACTTCGAGAACTACGATGACGAATACAACATCATTATATTTGATGACATCGTCTTGAATGACGAAATAATCGCATTATGCAAGCTATTGACCGACAACAAAGTCAAAGAAAAAGTGCACAAAACAGTCATTAACGGCAACCCCGAAAAATTCAAATTAAAAGGCAAATATGAAGTCATACTCACATATGCAAAGACATTGCCCGACGAAGAGCTCGCAAACCGTCTCTTTAACATTGGCGTGAACATTGTTGACAAAGGCGAAAGCAAAGGACGTGTCAAACACAAAATACTTGATAATAGCATTATCAAAGCAGATGACAACCCGCTCATTAAACAGATAAGAGCACCTATTCAAGCAGGCGTGCAATATTTACTCGAGCAAAACGCCCGTGTTTACAATCCGTATTTGTCAATGTTTAACCCGTTTAATTTCAACAACCGAGATATAAATCACCTTGTCAGTATGACAAACGCCCGCACATTCTTTGAATTAAACAAAAGAGCGAAAGTGAAAGTCAATGACGAAACCGTCTTGACAATTGGCAGTCTTGACGACTTGAGCTTTGTCAATGACATATGGGCAAGAGACGAAGAGGCGCAAAAATTCAAACTCTCGGAACTGCAAAAAAGATGTCTTGAGCTGTTACCCGTCATGACAGATAAAGAGGCGTTTGACTACGTCGACAAATTAAATGAAAAACTCACCGCAGAGTCAAGAGCATACAAAAAAAAGCTACTTGATGACGAACCCTTGTTGCGACCATTGGCAAAGAAACTCGGCGTCAATCCTGCAACACTCAAACATGCACTTGACCGTTTCAGTGAGGGCAATCAAAAAAGCTTGCTTGAAATTGGACTCGTTGACAAAATACAACTTGATGAGGACAACCCGAAATCACCGAACTTTTACTATAAAATCAAACATGACGGAGAGGGCTTGAAATCCTCAATTGAACATGTGCAAGATGTGCAAATTGACTTTGCATATGCTTTTGACTCTTCAATTGTAAAACAAATGATTATAATAGATTTATTAATATATGCAAATATTATACTAAATGAGAGAGGGGGTGTTGCACTTGAAAAATATTGCAACAACATTGATGTTGAACTCGACTCAAACAACTACAATGACATGATAAACTTTTTGCAAGGTTTCTTTGACATGTTAGACCATGACAAACACGTTGTCAGCTTTGAGGACTCTTCACGTGATGACAAATTGCGCATGTTGAACTATAAACAAAAACTCTTTGAAAAAGTAGAAAAAGAGACACACACCCTCACCCCCGCAAATGACAATGAAATTTGCACATGTAAAAAAACGGACGAGAGCGCTCAAAACTTGAAACAAGACAATGTTGAAAAAGCAAATCAAAATTGCACATTACTGCACATTTTCAAATCAACAATTAAAGAGTTTTTAGAAGAGAAAAAAATTGATGTTGAAATTGCCTGCAACACATATGAATATTTGCAGGCACATGAGGGCGGAACGGTGCAAGACATTGTCAATTATATACATGAAACAATTGACCCCGATGACTTCAACAATGAAACAACACCATTGAAAATTGACCGTCATTTAAATCAAATGTTTATGTATGACTTGCTTGAATTTGAGGGCAATCGCTACGAATTAACACCCGAATTTGTTGAGCTTGTTGAGAATGCAGGGGGTGAAAGCTGATGTTGAAAGCACCCTCAAAACGCAAAAAACGGTTTCATTTAAACAAAGCTTTGCGCAGGTATTACAAAGCGTATTATAACGAACATATGTTGCGCAATTATCGTTTTATTTTCGATAAGACTCAAAGTTTCATGAAAGACGGCAAGCTTATTGAGTATGACGCAACAAGCTTGAAAGCGAGCAAATACGGTGATGTTGATGACAGTCTTGAACGTGCGCCGAATTGGTTAATTAATAAAGGGCGTAAACGTTACGGCACACTTGCGGGTGAAATAAGCTATTTTAAAACATTCAAGGATTACAAAGGCGACGACATCACAAAGCGCATGTGCGACCGTCTTTTTTTCGACTTTGACATTGACGACAATGTTGATGTCAAATTGTTAAAGCATGATTTCAAAAAAGCGAATGAGACTCTTGACGGTCGAGAATACCGCAACAAGTATGTTGAATTACAAAGAGGGTTTAAAGAGTTAATCTTTGACGAGGACTTGTTGCGTGATGTTTTTGACAATGCAAAGCGCCTCACGGATTACTTGCAAAAGTACGGCTTGCGACCGTTCCTTGTCTTTAGCGGGTCAAAAGGGTTTCATGTGAACGTGTTTTTTAATGAAACTAGCTTGACAAACTTGTCCGATATTCAAAAAACTCTTGCACGTACTTATATTAAAGAATGCAATTTAAATGAGAGTTATTTTGACTTTAATGTGTTTGACCGTACAAAAGCACATAAACGGTTGCAACGT